GTTGATCGGCACCACCCTGGTGGCCACCGCCGCATTTGGCGACACCAAGCTGGCGGTCAACGACACCCGTGAGACTCGCAGCGTGGCCCTGGTCGCCGCCGCTGAGTTCCAGCCCAAGGTCTATGACCACCGGCTGTTCGAGAACCCGAACCTGACCGGCCCGACGCTGCCCACACTGGGCGCGGACGGGCGTATCTACGGACACCTCGCGGTGTTCGGTCAATGCCACCGCAGCGTCCAGACTGAGTGTGTGATGGTGCCACGATCACCGTCCGAATACGCACACTTCCACACCAGTCCGGCGCTGCGGCTGGACAACGGAACGCGGCTGCCGGTAGGGCGGTTGACAGTGGGGACAGGTCACGCCGACCCGAGGCTGGGGGCAGCCCCGGCAGCCGCTCACTACGACAACACCGGGGCTTGCTACGCGCTGGTCCGTGTGGGCGAGGATGCCCACGGTGTGTGGTTCTCCGGTGTCGCGGCACCGTGGGCCACCCCCGAGCAGGTGGAGCAGGGGATCGCCTCCCCGCTCTCCGGTGACTGGCGCAACTTCGGTCAGGGTCTGGACCTGGTGGCCGCACTAGCGGTGAACACACCGGGCTTCTCAGCCCGTGGCCGTGACGATGACCAGGGTCAGCCGCTGGCGCTGGTGGCCTCGATGGGGCCGGCGGTGAAGAACGTGCTGGAACTGTCGCGGGAGGAAATGGGCGGCATCATCTCCAAGGCACTCAAGGAGCACGACGCGGCCAAGCAGCGGACCATCGACATGATGGCCGCAATGATCCGCGCCGAGAAGAAGGTCGGTAAGCCGCCGACGGCACGGCAACGTGTCGCGGCCATGTTGGGTATCGAGAAGTAGGAGAACACGATGGGTAGCAACAAGCCAGGCACCGCCCCGCACGCCAATCCTCGTGGCCCGGTCAAGCAGGCCGACCCGCGTGGGATCAATACCACGGTCAAGAAGTAATGGGCTGCGGCTGCTCCAAGCGGTCTCGTTACGCCGCTGCCGGTATGGAGATAACCGGCTACAGGGTCACCCTTCCTGACGGTTCGGTGGTCCCCCCGGTGGGGATGCCTCCGTTCCTGTCCCAGGCCGAAGCCAAGGCCGAGGTCCGCACTGCCGGCGGTGGCACGGTACGCACCGAGGCCAACAAGCGCATCAAGTAGTCAGCTGTCGTCATCGGCGGCAGCGTCGGCAATGGTACGCATCTGCTCGGTGACGATCTTGGTGTAAATCTGCGTGGTCGCCACGCTGGCGTGACCGAGGGCATCGCGCACCAGCAGCAGGTTGCCGGTGCGGTCCAATCCCCGTGTGGCATAACGGTGGCGCAGCTTGTGCATCGACCACCCCTCAGGCATCACCGCCGAGACATACATACCGACAGTGCGTGGGGTCAGGTGTCCGTTGTCGGAGCCGGGGAACAGATACCCGGCGGGGACGAAGTCGCGCAGTGACTGCGCCAGCTTGTCGTGGATGGGCACCACCCGTTGCTTGCCGCCTTTGCCGTTGACCAACAGCATCCAGCCCCGGTGATCGCGGATCACGTCCTCGCGTCTGACTTGAGCGACCTCGGCGCGGCGCAGACCCACCAGACCGGCCAGCCGGATCATCATGCGTTCCCGTGGTGGCGCGGCGAGCAGTATCTGCTCCCACACCTCGTCGGGCACCGGGTTGGGGTTGGGGGTTGCCGAGGGAACTTTGGGCATGAGCAACGCCGGGTTGTGGGACACCTTCTCGTTGTCGAGGGCCCAAGCGAAGAAACTGATGAGTGAGTAGCGCACTGATCGTCGGTATTCGCGGGACCAGTTTCCAGCACTGCACACGCGCACCAGAATCTCCAACGTCACCTCGGCGGGGTGACGAGTCTTGCTGCGACGAGCGAACGTGTAGAGATGATCGCTACGCAGCCTCTGCGTTGTTATCGGTGATCCGCTGACCACCATCCAGGTCACCCAGTGTCGTATCGAGTCCTCCCAGTAATCAGTCAGTAAGTCGGTTTTTAGGGGTGTGCGGGGTCTGGGCACGGATGCTTTTTCTACAGCATCGTTAGTTACAGAAGCAACTAATTTGAGGTGCGAACCGCTATTCTTGGCAAACTCACGGTTGTTCGCCTTCTTTGTCATGTTTAGTCCCCGAACTTTCCGTCGTCCCAGATCAGGACGGTGTCTTTACTGACCGGTTGGTTTGTAGTTTCGGGGCATCCCCCTCGCTAGCAAACCTGTGCTACGCTCCGGTGCGAGGCGTTCCCTGTCGGGGGATGGGGAAACGCCCGAGCAGGAGTGGCGGGTCTTGTCGGGGGATGAGGCCCGCCGCTCCTGACATCCCGGTGACGGCATTGTCCCCCATTCCGGTTCGTGGACACAACCCTTTTCCTGTCGTGTTTGCACGGCCCGTTCCTACTGTTCGGAATTGCGAGAGCTTCTGATCTGGCTACGGGCCGGGGAGCGATCAACAACGACATGTAGTACGGGTTCACCACACGAACAGGAGTCAGCGCAGTGACGTTCCAACTGCCCGACGAGTTGCCGATCACTCCCGAGGAACTGACCTCGCTGCGTGAGAAGGCCACCGGGGAAATCACCGAAATCCAGCGCCGCTATGAAGCGGGCGAGGACCTGGCCGACGCCGACGTGGAGAGCCTGAACTCTCTGCTCGACGCCGTGACAGCCCTCGACACCGCGCTCGCTGCCGCCGAAGCCGACGCAGAGGCGCACCGCGCCGCTGTGGCCGAGGCCATCGAGCGTTCCAAGACGGCCACCGAGGTGGCCGCTCCCGAGGAGGAGGAAACCGTGGAGGAGATCGAGGTCGTCGAGACCGAGGTCGTCGCCGAGCCGGTCGCCGTCGCCGCCGCCGTCAAGGCCCCCGTCACCTTCGCCGGTGCCGGTGTGACCGAGACCCCGGCAGAGGACACCGGACCGGGCTGGGAGATGGTTCCCGGTGCCCCCGGTTACCGCGCCGGCAAGATCGGCTTCAAGGAGATGGGCATCGCCATCGACTCCGTGCGTGGGCACAACGCCCGTGTGCGGTCCAACCGTGCCGATGTTCGCAGCATGGCCGCTCGCGGCCTGGCGCAGCTCTCGCGCAACATGACCGTGGTGCAGGACAGCCACGAACTGGTGCGCGAGATCGAGCGGGCCACCTCTGAAATCCCCGGCCACGGCAAGGTGACTGCAGAGTCACTGACAGCGGCTGGTGGTTGGTGCGCCCCGTCCGAGCAGCTCTACACGTTCTGCGATGTTCCTGAGGCCACCGACCTCATCAGCCTGCCGGAGATCTCCATCAACCGTGGTGGTATCCGCTGGCCGGTGGAGCCCGACCTCTCGGAGATCTTCAAGAACTTCGAGTTCTTCTTCACCGAGCCCGAGCTTGAGGCTGTGGACGCCGATGGGCATCCCACCGCCGTCAAGCACTGCGTCGAGGTTCCGTGCCCCGACGAGTTCGTCGAGATGCGCCTCAACGCGGTGGGTTACTGCGTCGAGGCCGGCATCCTGCAGCGTCAGGGCTGGCCGGAGAGCATCGAGTGGTTCCTGCGCTCGCTCACTCAGGAGCACCTGCGGGCCATGTCGCGGCGCACCATCCTCGACATGATCGCCGGTTCGGAGACCGTCACCTTCACCGGTCCGTCGGTCAATGCCACCTCCGGTGTCCTCAACGCGATTGCGCTGATGGCGACCAACCTGCGCCTCAACCGGGGCCTGGGACGGTCGGCCACCATCGAGGGTGTCGCCCCCAACTGGCTGCATGAGGTTCTGCGTGCAGACCTCGCCATGCAGCAGGGCGGCAACATGCTCTCGGTCAGCGACGGCCAGATCAACTCCTGGCTCAACAGCCGCAACATCTCGTTGCAGTACGTCGGTGACTGGCAGACCCGTGGACCGGGCGAGCCTGGCAGCCAGTGGGTCACCCAGTGGCCGACCAAGGTCAACATCCTGCTGTACCCGGCAGGGACGTGGTTCCGCTCGATGAGCAACATCATCGAGGTCGGCGTGCTGTATCCGAAGGAACAGTTGCAGATCAACCGCTACACGGAGTTCTTCACCGAGGACGCCATCGCGGTCGGCAAACGCTGCAACCACTCCCTCAACGTCGAAATCCCGATCTGCCCCACGGGCGGCTACGGCGCTCCGGTGGAGATCACCTGCGCGTAGGGATTGCGCCAAGGACAAGGCGGGTGGTGCGGGCTACTACGAGGCCGTCCGCACCACCCGCCTTCCCACTTAGGAGGACCCGATGACCACCTTCAACAACCTGTACCCGACCGACGACCACACCGCCGTCGATGATCGGCTCTACACCACTGACGCCGCTGACAGCCGCGACAGCCTCTATGACCCCACCACCGACCCCTACGGGGCCGGCGACCGGTGGTCCTCGATCTTCTACCCGCCGGCGGTCCCGGCACCCAAGGGCATCTACGACACGG